CTGGTAAAGAAATCACTGTAGCAGAACGGGCAAGGTCTTATACTAGCCTAGCTAGCGTTCTTTCAGACTGGTCTGCTTCTTCTGAAGTGGCTGCTGCTGCAACTGCGTTCTACGGACAAACACCTACTCCTACAGACTTCACAGTCATAATGAGTTATTCATCTGCACAATCTGGTGCCTTGCTTGGTGGCGGTTCTTCTACTTTAGAAGCACTAAATGCTATCACTACAGGTACACTTACTGCTGACTTGGATGGCGTAACTGATGACATCTCTTTAACTGGCTTAGACTTCTCTGCTGCTGCTAGTTTTGATGACGTAGCTACTGAGATTACTTCTGCTCTTACTGCTGCTGTAAATGCTGCAACATGTACTCACAATGGCTATCAGTTTGTTATTACTTCTGATGCTACTGGCGCATCTTCTGCTGTTGGTTTTGCTACTGGTACAGCTGCTGCTGACCTTGGCTTAACTCAAGCTAAAGCTAAATCTACTGCTGGCATCGTTGCTGAGACTCCTGTTGAGTCTTTGGGTGTTGCTCTTGCTGCTGGTGTTGCTTGGGTTGCTTTAGATGTTAATAAGAGCCTACGTGACAACTTGATTGCTGATGAGTCTAGCACTGTAAACTCTGCATCTGAACTTGCTATATTTAGTGAAGCTGCTAAGCGCATCTTCCTAAGCACTACCAATGACCTAACTACACTTAACAGTGATACTGGTCACACTGCTGCTGAGCTTAAAGCTGGAACTTTCCGCTATACCCTCAGTACCTTTAGTAAGAATGTTGATTTGTATCCCGGTTCTGCTGCCTTTGGTCGTGCTGCCTCTACAAACTTCTCTGCTGTTGGCACAACTATTACTTTAAACTTAAAGCAAATGGCTGGCATTACTGCTGAAGATTTAACTCCTAATGAGTTTGCTAGCCTTCGTGCTAACTACTGCTCTGCTGTTGTTCAAATTGGTAACACTGCCAATGCATTTACTGATTCACGTATGGCATCTGGTTCATGGTTAGATTCTACCCACGGATTAATGTGGCTTGAGAATCGTGCTGAAGTAGACATGTTCAACTTGTTGTACACTTCTACTACTAAGATCCCTTACACTCAGACTGGTATCAATACCGCCAAGGCAACTCTTGAGCGTTCATTAGATGCTGCTGTTCGTAATGGCCTAGCTGGCCCCGGTTTCTTGCCGGATGGAACTTACTTGCCTGAAGGTTATGTTGTGAATGCTGTTTCATTGGCTGACACTCCTGCTGGTGATAAGTCTAACCGTTTGTATGCAGGCCTATCATTTAAGATGGTTGGTGCTGGTGCTTTACATGAAGTTGTCATTTCTGGCGAATTCTCTGAATAAGGAATAAATTATGTATCAATTTAGTTTTGCCAATGTTGACCTTATCTTAGATGTTGACTATGAGGGCAATGAAAATCCCCCATCTTTTAAAGTAACTGGCTTTGGTACTGGTGAGAATCTTATCACTGTTAACCGTCGTGCCCCTATTGCTACTACGCAGTTTGGTGCTTACGGTGACATGGTAGTTTCTATGCAGCGTATTCGTGCTGGTGATCTGGTATTTCCAGTCCTCATGAATGCTCCAGAAAACAAATACCTACAAGACTACGCCAACTACTTTCAGCAACAAGCTAATTCAGATGGTGAACTGGTAGTGCCTATTCAAGCTAAACTAGTGGACAATATGGGTAAAGACGAAGCAACACTTACTAATGGTGTTATTCTTGCTATGCCTGCTATGTCTCGTGGTCAGACCATGAACACTGTAACTTGGGTAGTAACATTTGAGAAAGTAACATTCGACCGTAACACTGGTGCTGATGCTGCTGATTTGTAAGATCGTAGCCCTTCCCTAGCTGGGAGGGGCTTTTAACTTTATTGGAGAAACACAATGTCATACACAGATAACCTTAAGGATGGTCGACCCATCTTTATACCAAACTGGCCCGTATCAGTGGCCTTTGAAAATCTGACCCAAGCTGTTAAGCTTCTTGGGCAGAGCAATGTAATTGATATAGCAACTAACAAGAATATCCCTCTGGCTATGCTAGCTATTATGGGTGCTGAAGATTCCAAGCTAGCCACAGAGATGGTGCTTTGGTTTACGCAACAAGCTCGTATTGATGGAAGTAAGATTACTGCAAACTCTATGGATGATCTAGGGATGCACACTATCGTGGAACTGTTTGCGCATGTACTATACTCACAGTACAATGATTTTTTCGTATCAGGTTTAGCAAAGGAAGCCTCCCCGGAGTAATGGGAAAGGAAGATCAAATACCGCTAGACTACAGTTCAATATATCCAGAGCTTAACGGCTTTTTGATCAGACCCTTGTTAGTAAATCCACCCATGTGTACTCTTAAAGAGTTGAAGGATGGGACATATAACTTGTACGATATAGAAATGATGCACCAGATTTTGGACATCAAGAACCATAGGGAAAGGCCAACTGAGCCAAACCCTATGCAACCCTAAACCAAAATGAGGAAGATCCATATGGACGATTATGGCAATGATGATTCGCAGAGTATGTATGGATATGGATCTTCTGACGAATTTAATAGTGATGACGGAGACTTAGATGGCTTTCAGATAGAAGGCGAGATGAGTACCGAGAATGATGCTGCTGATGCATGGTTAAGATCCAAATCAACTCCTGTCGTTGCTGACGACAGTGCATACAGTATAGCAAAACAACTTATTAGAGAAGACAAGAAAACCGCACAACGAGGCGACACAGAACAAATGGGAAGAATGACCGCTGCGGATTTGCAGCTCGGTCGGTTTGGCCATGTCAGTGAAGGCATAAGAGCCACAGCTAAAGCTATTGCTATGGGCCAAAGTGTAACTGGCGTAGACCCCATTGATGCTGCTGCTGCTCGTGAACAGTTTGCTGAAGAGATAGGTGGTGATCCTGCCAAGTGGGCTAAGCAACTTAGAGTTGATGCCGTTACTGAAGTATCAAGATCAAAGCAAGACATTAAGACAGCTTTGTCTATGCTACAAACCACTTCTGGCGATTACCTAGATCGTGGCCCCGGTAGTGTCTTGCCCGGTAATATTTACGGTGAGGAAAAGCAAGCTAAGACAGCCACACATTTGGCTCAAGCCATTGGCTACATAGACGAAATAGCTGACTTGTACATCCACCCAGAAACCAAGAAGTCCAGCATATATGGTACTCGTAAGGCTGCTGTAAAAGAAGCATTGACTAGCAGGATGATGGAAGGTGTGTTCTATGAAGGAGCTAATTGGATAGTACCTAACCCAAATGAGTTGAGCATATCAGGTAATGCTGATACTAGGATACTTGGACTAAACCCCACCAGATCATATGGTGCAATGGTTGATGGCCAGTGGCTAAACACTACAGCCTTTACCAGAGTTGAGTTTGGACAGCTAGCAGAAAAAGAAGGCTGGGATGAGAGTGACCCTAGATACTGGGCGCATAACCCTAGCTCTAAAGAAAGCCTATTTCCAAAAGCTAGAGGCAAAGGCGTTGACAAAGATAAAGCCAAGCGAGATCAAGAGTACCAATTTGAGCAAGCTAGATATAAACTGCAATTTGCCAGAAATGTCCTTAGGCGCGAGATGCCTACACACAGGGATGAGACTGCTGGACAGCTACGTATGTCTGGATTTGATAGGCCATATGGGGAGCAAGCTGAAAGAGCTGATTTGATTAATGAAGCTAGTATACAAGGTTTAGATTATGGCCAAGCGTCTGGTGAGGCTGTTGGGCATAGTGGCAACTTACCACAAGTTCCTGTTTATGTCACCAGATCATTTCCCGAAAATCCTTATGGTGCAAGTGGAGATTTGTCTGTTGAGGGAAAAAGTTGGAAGAAGTTGGTGGAGAAAGAGGTAAACCCAAATCTATACGGAGACCCATTAGATTACAAGCAGGACATAAGGCATATCGGCAGGTACGAAGAGCAAGGCAAAGGCTCTGACCGGGGCGGTAAGTATGGTTACAAAGACTTCTCTGAAGTGGACATGTTTGTTGAGCAAGGTGGAAATCCTGCTGAAGCAACCGTACCAAAAGACATAGAAGGCATTGAACAAGGCACTCCTGAATGGTATACAACTCGTGAGGGCATGGTTACTGCATCTAAGCTGACTACTGAGGGTGGTGAACTTAGATCACCTAGCGCACTTGCAGCTTTAATGGCTCGGGAAAGAATGGGTGGAAGTAAGTTCATTGGAAACTCATATACAGAAGATGGTAAGCGTGGTGAAAGTCTAGCCTTAAATGCATTTTTAAATATGCAGAAAAGTCAAGGCAACCCACTCGTACATACTGAAGTTGGTCTTTTGCAACATCCTGACTTGCCCGGTATGGGTGCCTCTCCAGACGGCAGGCTTCACACTGCTGAAGGTGATAGCGCTGGCCTACTAGAGTTGAAGTACTTAACTTCCGGTTCCATGAAGAAAGCTCTTAAGAAATATAACTCACAGATGCAGTTGCAAATGGCTGTAGCAAATGAAAAACAGACGCACTTCTTTGCTCTTAATAAATACACTGGTGAGTCTATACATGAAGTTGTAAAGGCTGATCCAGAGTTTCAAAAGCAAATGATAGGTAATATTAACGAGGCCATAAGTATTGAATCTGGCCTAGATGCGAGGGGAGTACAAGCATTGGAAAAGCTAACAGCTGAACAAAGAAGCTCAGGCACTCCTAGCGGTAGTGGACAAGATAC